GGGTTACGATCCCCGACCTCAGCCTTGACAGGGCCGTGTTCAGACCACTAAACTATGGCGGCAGAATAAGTGCTGATAGCCGCGGCTATCAGCGGGGGTTTCGGGCTTTACCAATAAGCTACGACATTCCGAATCGAACGGAATTCTCCGAAATATGGTGGACCTACAGGGAATTAAACCCATGGGCGACTTGGATATCATCATTTCGAATAAGTCGCTGTAGTCATCTTCGGCCCATTGTTCTTGGTGGTTGACCAGGGATTCGAACCCCGTATGCCGGAGGCCACGGTTTTACAGACCGCTGAAGTCGCCAATGCTTCTCGTCAACCTTAATATCATAATGAAACATACTGCCCAATCAGTCACAAGTGTAAGTTGGTCCCTTGCGGGTGTCCTTGAATGGTGGGTGTCGAACCCACATGTTTCATTATGGTGCCTCAGAAGGGAGTCGAACCCTTACGCCTTGCGGCGCCGGATTTTGAGTCCGGTGCGTCTGCCAGTTCCGCCACCGAGGCAATTGTTTGGAGCGGGCGAAGAGGTTCAAACTCTCAACAAACTCCGCTGTTTGATGCACAACCATATTGAAACACACTCTATGCCTAACATTGGCAGCGGCAGATTGCGTACTAGCTGGGTTTCACACTGACAAGAATATGTTTCATTATAGCCATATTGGAGCATACTAGCGGGAACTACCCTCAAGAAAGGCATCGTGACCCTTTCAGATAATATGCTCCAATATGGTGCGTGATATTGCTACCACGCTACCATATGTCCTGTGCTGTTAAAGAACCAATTCAGCTCACTTGATATGGCACCCACCTGCGTGGGCGCACATATTGTTAGGCCAGCTGGTAAGTGACGCGGATCTTAGCGCCGTTCCCCAGCTTTAGCGTGACTGCGCAGCTACCATCCTTGCGAACACTGCGACGCTGACTTACAATCTCAACAGCTTGGTTTCGCGCAACATTGGTCACAATGCGGCGGCTGCGAAGCTGTTTGCTCAGCAGTTCAACCAGGGTTTGATTGGATTTAGCCATGCTTATTTCTCCTAGTAATATGGCAACATTGCCATATCAAGTGAGCCAAATTGTTAAAGAACGTTTACTAACTTATGCAGCTATTATACTGCCATTGTTAATTAAAGTCAACCAATCGCCATTCAACTGCACACTCACAGGACTTGAACCTGCCAACCTCGCTCCATACGGGGCGAAGCTAGATCCCACCTCTATCAGCGTGGCCTACGCCTTTGTGTGCATGTGGATAGCGACTGGTTTGTTAAAGAACGTTAACTGCAATATCGTTATATTAACAAAGATTGGGTTAAAAGTCAACTTACTTTTAGCACTGTAAGTCATTGATTTGTATAGCTTTTTATTGCAGATTCTAGTGCTGTACGTACATCACGCATACCATAATAGGCAGGAATTACACAGGTTGACCTTGCCGCTGCTGTGGCCTTTACAAATTCATCCTGTTCAAACCATTCAGCATTTTCAATGCCTAACAGTTTAGCTATCTCATAATTGTTTATACTGCCTTGATTTACTAGGTTATATGCAGCATTTTCAACCCCAGCCTCTAATAGCTCACAGGCTACTCTTATGGCCTCATCATGGTCAGTCAAACTATTTTCTCCGCTGTGCGCTAACTTGCCACCAGCAGCATAACGTTTTAGTTTAGTTAAGAGGTTTTTGTTTTCCTCTTTGGCAGTGAAAGGCATTCTAATTCTAAATACCACACTGCGATTTTTTAAATAGCTGTCGCTAAGTCCTTTGCTGATACTATAGGTACTACCAAAAAAGTTTGGTTCAGCATCCTCACTATCTATCACACCTTGATATATACATCCACTGCTAAAATGGGCTAACCGTTGTTGTAATTTATTACAGGCTTCATATAACAAAATTGGAAATACACTGTTACCCATCATAGTAACTTCTTTTTGTTGTTCACAGGCATCAACATTTGGTACACCCGTAACTCCAGCACAGTTTACTACCCAATCGTAAGTATTGTTAGCTATAGCATCAAAAACTTGTTGATGGCTCACTAGCTCAACCGTATGGTTACGTTGTTGTAATTGTTGAAATACCTTTTTACCGGTCCATCCTCTACCCACCACTAGTAATTTCATTGTTTATCCTCTATATGGATATTTAAAGACTAAGGTTCTTGTACAAAAATAATGGTGCAGGAAGTCTGAATTGAACAGACATATCCGGCTCTTCAGACCGGCGCAATAGGACCACCTCTGCCATTCCTGCATTGCAGGCTCGCTGTTTACGTGCTAACCGTTACACTAAGTCCAGCGACCAACCTGGGTGCGGAGTCGAACCGCTCTCTCTTTTTCACAGTAAGAATAATAAGATTGCTGAAACGAGCCTAAAGGTCTATACTTGGAGCGGGATAGGAGAATCGAACTCCTTTGACTAGCTTGGAAGGCTAGGACACAACCAATATGCCAATCCCGCATTGTTTGGTCCGAGTGGCAGGATTCGAACCTGCGGCCTCCTGCTCCCAAAGCAGGCCGTCTAGCCAGACTGACATACACTCGGATAATACTATTTACACACTAACAATCAATGTGTAAAATTATAATGTCTCTGCATTATAATGTCAACACTTTTTGAATAAACAGGATGCATTCTCTTTGGGCGGCTGTCCTACCATTAGACTAAAGTCCTTGCGGACCTGTGGGAATCGAACCCACACTCGCTGCTTTTGGCAAGAAATATTTGCTGTAAGCATCCTAAAACTGGTTGCGGTCGCCGGAGATGATCACGGTCCTTTAGGTTATGAGCCTAACGTGCGCCACTACACTACCCCGCATTTGAAACTTGGTGGAGGATAACGGGATCGAACCGTTGACCTATAGCTTGCAAAGCTACCGCTCTCCCAGCTGAGCTAATCCCCCAAATCTTTTGGTGCCACGTGTCTGGATCGAACAGACGACCTATCGCTTACAAGGCGATTGCACTACCACTGTGCTAACATGGCATATCCTTTACAGCGAGGGCAATTTCCGGAAAACTGCGCGGCTCACTGTTTCGTCCTCTAAAATATAACAAGGAGTTTACAACAATGTCAGGGGAGGACTCTTCAGAAGGTACCCTGCATCACGTTTACTACTATATAGTATTCCTTATTTCATGTCAACTATTTTTCATAACTCCAACCTAACTGTTGCATCAATTTCTTTTTAACACGTAAGTTAGGATTACGGAAGATACCAGGATCATCAAACCCTAACATTACAGCCACTTCAGTTACTGCACCGCTGCGACAGATGCCCGCTGTGCAATGTACCACAACATTCATTTGGTTGTGTTTTGCATGTTGCAGTAACTTCACTAACTCTGCGGCTTGTTGTTCAGTGATGCCATGTTCCTCAGCACCCTCGTCCTTATCTTCAATATCAAGAAATTGAAAACGATGCACTTCGCAAAACTCTCTTTGAGTTTCAGGCCACCAGGGGCTCACCGTATCCGCTATTTGAATCAGCATGCTGTTAGCACCAGGATCTGGAAAATTGTTCTGTGCGACATCTATGGCCGCTACGTTTCTAATCCACATCATAGTTCCTTTTTATGTAATACTCTTTTTTATAACCCAACGAAATTCTAAATCGTAGGTTCTAAACGGCAATGCAATACGGCCTTCGCGTATAGCTCGGTGAAGCAGTTCATGCCTGCCCGCAGTGTTAGTAATTCCAATTAGTTCACCTCTGTAAATTACTTCACAGTCATATTTGTCTAACGGGCTATCACTCATATTGCACTCCTTAAATTTGGAGGATCAGGTAGGATTCTAACCTACGTGGGTATTAACCGTCCGCTTTGCAGGCGGATGCATTCGCACACTCTGCCACTGATCCAATGTTTGGCGGAGAGTATAGGATTCGAACCTATGCACCGGGTTTCCCCGGTGGACGGTTTAGCAAACCGCTGCCTTCAGCCACTCGGCCAACTCTCCATGTTCTTGGCTCCGGTGGACAGAATCGAACTGCCATCAAAAGTTTTGGAGACTTCTGTCTTACCATTAGACTACACCGGAATTATTTTTTTTACGCCACCTAAAACCCATCCTTGTGTTAATAAATTTTGTATATCTTCAGGATGCGCCCATTTAGCCGTGATACCATTATTGATTAGTTTTTTATTTTTTTGTGTCAAAGATAGTTTTTGTTTTTGTTCAGCTGAAATAGTTTTTCCTAAATTGATCTGTCTGACATGTTTTTTGAATGTCTCTGGATCTTTTTTGGCCCAATTATTCGACGCTAATTTTTTCCTTGTTTCTTCGGTTGTCACCTGCTTCAATGCAGACTGACGTATCTTTTCTTTGGTTTCTTCAGAATGCTTTCTACCAGCAAATGCACCTATAATACCAGGATTTCCACCAGATCCGCCAGGCTTTATATTATATGTATTTGCTGTTGTTATAAAATCTTCAGTAACTATCTCTGCTTCTTTAGCAAACATGTCTTTTTTATTAGTAAAGACAAATAGAATTTCTTTCTTGAAATTCTCAATTCCGTATTTTACTATAGCTCTTTTAAGATATTTTCCCGATCCCATGTAACCATCATTTATGTCTTTGGTTGCATGAGCACCTATATAAACTTTATTATCTAATAAATTTGTTATTTTGTAAATAAGATAGAACATACTACCTCCTATACTTATTTATGCAAGACCGGTGCACCACCATTTATGCGTCTGGGCCTTTATGTTTCTATTATACAGATTAGCGTATTTTTAGTCTACACTCATTTCACCAAAATCACGCACTACACCAGGAGCATCCCAGTATATGCAACACATTCTATTGGTGACCCATTGGTTAACCTTTTTATGTGCGCAGAAAAATGCGGTTTTAGCTGTGCCTTTGCCAGGCAATGTTACCAAGTCGCTGATCTTGGCATTTTTGAGATCTTTCTTATCTTTAATCTTTAACCCACCGTTACTGTTTAATTCGCCGGGTTCTACTGCTCTAACATCAGCACCCTTTTTCCAACTACAGTTACCGCAGTTGGTTCCTACTACTTTGGGTGCTGCTTCATTAATAATTTGTATTATACGCATAACATTATTTATACAAATTAATTTGGCGACACGTATGGGATTCTAACCCATGATCTCCGCCGTGACAGGGCGGCGCATTAAGACAGGCTATGCTAACGTGCCATTGTTTTGGCTCCGCATCTGGGAATCGAACCCAGCTAGTCATTGATTAACAGTCAAGTCCGTGCACCATGCTCGGATTCTGCGGAATTGTCTTTGGTGCTCCCAGCCGGTAACGATCCGACGTCTCAGCTTTACCAAAGCCGTGTAATACCTTTATACTATGGGAGCGAAATTAAATTATTAACCAACCCAACGAGCATAAAGCCCGTTGTCGGTACCACCCTCTTCAGGATGTTTGGCACTGTAAATTTGTATGCCTTGAATTAAAGATTTTAATTCTTGGCTCTTACCAGCACCTGATACTGGAACACTTATCGTAATCCTACCACCTTTACGACCCAACACTTCTGCATCACCCTTCTTCAACAGCCGTATTAATCTTGCTGCATCAGGGTCATCAACATCAGGGTATGCTTGCCAATCTGAACTGTATATTGATACATATCCTGATACTTCTACGCCGGGAATCCGATGTAAATTGGTCCACAAGCGTATAGCTTCTGGTGTTTGCGATTCATCTGCTACCACTGTAAGACCTAAAATCTTTGTGGCAATAATATATAACAATTGACCCAGACCCTGTCCACGATAGTTACTATCCAATACTACATTGGCCACCATCACTGCTCTGGGCAATGGAAATGGGGTAGGACGCACAGCTAGATAACCCACTGCTTGAATTTTTTGCGGATTCTTAATATCAAACAGGTATATAGCTTTGGATGATCCAGTAAATGGTGATTGATAGGAACTAAACGTGTATCCATACTGTTTATTACCAGGAACAGGTTTAATAGTTTTACGTTCAGCGGCACTGATCTTCTCTTGAGAGAAGTCTACAGATCCTTTATCACCGCGTTGACGCTGTATTTCAGATATTCGCATCAAGTATTTATTTTACTTTAATACTTTTGGCGGAGAATAAAGGAATCGAACCCTCAGCCCTACTAAGGTGCTGGCCGGGTTTTCGAGACCCGTTGCCCACCATTGGGCGCTATTCTCCCTAAATTAAATAGGTTCGCTTGTTCCTTGCGGAAAAGATGATCAGTCTCTGCCTCGGCTACTCTAACTTCGTAGGTCAAAGCTACCCTTGCTGTCAACGGCACTTGCGAATTCTGTGGCGGAAGGTAAAGGATTTGAACCTTTGTGCACTTTTCAGCGCCCACTGACTTCCAATCAGGGCCAATAGACCAAACTCTGGCAACCTTCCAAATTGGTTGGATCTGTGGATTATAGTGACATACAGACCCATGCTGCCACTGCGCACTGGCGGAAGCGGTGAGATTTGAACTCACGAAACCTTTCGGTTTGCTAGTTTTCAAGACTAGTGCAATCAGCCGGACTCTGCCACGCTTCCAAATTTTTACACTTGTTTGGTGGTAGCAAATATATCATGACCAACCACCATATAACTATATCCTAACTTCTTTAAAACTTCTATTAACTTTGCTCTACCTTGATCACTGGTGTCCTGTCTTTGACTATCACCGAGATTTAAATACTCTACATACAAGTCAGGCTTAAACTTTTCTATGGTCTGAGCTGCACCATTTATTACATCTAAATCTAATCCTTCAGCATCAATTTTAATATAATCAACTTTTGGTACTCTATGTTCCAACACAAATCTATCAATGGTTGTCATTTTGATACGCTGCATAGCACCGGCTACGGATTTGTATGTATCACTGAGATCAGCACCACCTAACGTAAATGCAGCAAAACTACCAGGTTGATCATAATCTACTTCAGGTATTTCAATCCATTTTTCTTCTCTGCCTATTGCAGTTTCATATGCATAGACATTAAAAATATTGTTGATAGCAAGATTGCCACATAATATTTGAAATACCTGTCGTTGTGGTTCAAAACAATAAAGTTTACCACCTCTTTTAGCTAACCAAGGTGCGATAAATGTAGCAAATGTGCCAATGTTAGCACCAATATCAATCACCACAGGATCAACGGTATTAATCAAAGCTTTACTAGCTATATCAGTTTCAACGGTGTTGTTATTGCCGTGGTCTAACAAAAATCTCCCTACGCCAACACCATCTGGTCCACTATCATTTCTGTTTAAAATCATAGTGCCGTGATCACAGCTGACTAATATATTGCGAATAGGTTTGTCATCTAAAGTAAACATATTAGTAATTAGTCCTAAGCTTGACCACAACACAAAATGTGACACATTATTTGGTAGTCCCGGAAGGATTCTAACCCTCAACGTTCCGCTAATCGGGCGGACATTCTAACAATTGAATTACAGGACCATTGTTTTTTGGCAGGAGATGTAGGAATCGAACCTACGAACCTGGTTTCAAAGACCAGTATGTCTACCACTCCATCAATCTTCAACTGATAAACCATAATGGAACATACTCCACACTCTTATACGCCCGCGCTTTGTAAGCCGTTAAAATATAAGCGAATATATTCTAGTATGGCGTCCTGTGGGGGAATCGAACCCGCCCTCTGTGGCTTGAAGGGCCACGGATCTCACCAGAAATCCAACAGGACAAAAACTGCTGGCTGTTACACCAGCAGCTTCTTAACGCGACTATGCTTAGGCAAGAAATCCTTAAGGAACATCATTTGATCTGCCAAAATATTTCTATTTTGTAAAACCAATGCTTCAGCCTTGTCTGGAACATAAGGAACATACAACAATTCTAAACCAGCTTCCTTAAGTGTCATGTCATCTTTGTGAGAATTGCATGGCGTGCATGCAGTTACACAATTTGTCCACGACGTTGGACCACCCTTGCTAGCAGGAACAATATGATCCCTAGTCAATTGATGATCTTTAAATTCTTTGCCACAGTATGCACAAATATGCAGATCTCGCCTAAACAAGTTTCGGTTGTTCAGCGTAGGCGTCCGATTCACATATTTGAATTTGGAATTTAGAGCTACAATGCTGGCAACTTCAACTTGAGAGCGCTGACCTGTCATGCGTGAAGTGCCACCCTTAAACATAAATTCCTCATCGCCAAATTCCCAGCCAATGAGACCTTTGCATTTTAGAGTAACCGCATCCTGCCAGGTGATCCAATTGTGCGGCTGACCACCACTGTTTAATGCCAGTATCAAGTTACGCATCATGCTCTCCAATTAAAAATTTTACTTTTAGATATTTACTACAAATAAAACTGGTACTCCCGGAAGGAATCGAACCTTCACCATGCCCTCATCTAGAGCTAAACCGGAATATAAAGCCGGCGTTCTACCATTAAACTACGGGAGCATAAAATAAACAGGATGGACTTTTTCACTTTTTGACAGTAAGTTTTTTAATTTGCTGTAACCATCCTCAAAACTTTGGGGTGATAGACCAGACTCGCACTGGCTAATATACTGTTTCACGGACAGTAGGCTCGACTACTTCGCTTTCTATCACCATTGTATCTTGGTCTCCCATGCTGAGTTCGAACCAGCGTTATTCCTGATCCCAAATCAGGTACCATACCAGGCTAGGCGAATGGGAGATAGTTCTTAAAATTTGGTGCCCCAGGGGAGACTCGAACTCCCACGCCTCTCGGCAACGGCTTCTAAGACCGTCATGGCTACCATTACATCACCGGGGCAAATATTGGAGCGGGTAGCCGGTTACGCTCCGGCGATTTCACTTTGGCAAAGTGATAGGTTACTATTACATCATACCCGCGTATATTATCTTAACGAAAGACCTCTCGCCTTTCGACCGTTACCCTTATTACCACCGCCATAACTTTTAGTTTGGCTATGACAATTAGGACATATTAATCTTAAATTGCTTGGCATATTATTGCCAGCATTTCCGTCTATGTGATCTACTTGAAGTACAATAGGTTTATTATTGTATTCGCTTATTCCGCAACATTCACAATTATAACCATTTACTTCAGTTAATACTTTACGCAAAGTGTTTCTTTCGGTTACTTCACCAAGTTTAAATCTTTCAATTGTTCCTTTAAATTGTGCTTTACCCTGACAAGAGTTGCTACAGTATATATTAAACTTTTGACGTGACCACTTAGACTCAGTTCCGCAATTTTTACAGATATAGGTAGAATGTTTCATACATTTATTTATCATTCTACCGCACAAATCTACCAACTGAGCTACACCCGCATATAACTATTTAACACCCTCTTTGGAAGGTGTATAATAAAGTGTACCACCTTCTAATCCGCACCATTACAGGTTATCCAAACCAGTATGATACACTTTATTATCTGCCATTTATACTCCGCCGTTATCGCCAGCGTTTCATCCGGTCAGCCGCCCGTTTGCAGGATGTTTATAGTGCCCTGCGAGACCTCGTTTCTCACCACACTTTCTCTTTCTTACACTATCCTAACAAAGTTTTTAATTTTTGTCAACTACAAAAACAAAAACCCCAGGGTGTTTAATCCTGGGGTCCTTTTGAGTTTGTGGAATTTTATTTAACTATTCCGCCCTTCTCCCAAGGACCCCTTGCTAGGCTCTACTGCACGATCATTACTGCCACTGATAATGGTCCAATATGATGGCATAAAGCCTATCTGTTTGGCCCCACATGTCAGTTTATGTAACGAAGTTCTTTGCATCATGTTTCCTATTATATTGTATCTAGTCTTTATTGTCAACAACAAAAATAACTTTTGACAAAATTTCCTTATAAATTTATTTATGCCTTCTAAAACAATTACTTATCTTTAGGCTGCATTTTTGCTATAATCTTATTTATAATACTACTACCAGTATTTGTCAATAAAATTGGTAAAATTGCATGAATCAATAAAACAAAACCTGCAAGTAAACATAAACCTGCCATTGTTGCAGCATGCTTGGCATGCTGTGTATATGTCATGTTTACTTGTTTTAAATGATCCATACACTATTTATTCTTTGGTGGGCCCACTAGGATTTGAACCTAGGACCAAGCGATTATGAGTCGCCTGCTCTGACCAACTGAGCTATAGGCCCAACGTTCGCTTATATTATACTGGTATCCAATTACTGTCAACTCTTATCTGCGAGCTCTTGTTTTGGGCTGGCCCGCAGCAGGCTCACTACGTCTAGCACGTAATTTTTCAACTGAATGGGTTTTTGGTTTGATGTCTACTTTGGCTTTCTGTACAGTCTGAGCTAGATCACTGTCAGTTTCATCCGGTACATCTTTGGCCCCACCACGAAGAATCTTAAAGGTAAAATTGCCTTTTATACCAGTGCTGTAATAAGTTTTACCAGCACTAAATTTGACCCCAGTTACACTTTTGCTGGGCCACTGTGCGGTAAACTTGTCCAATATCCATTCGCTGCCTTTATCTTTGGCTTTGGTATAAACCTGTATTAATGCTCCGTTGTTCAACAAACCGCTAGCTACTTCACTAAAGTCTGTATTTTCATTTATATGCTCAGCTACTTTATGTGCCACTGCTGCTAGGCTGTGAAAATATAAATTTACACTATTAGGGTTGTCTGTGGGCTTATTTTCAATGAGATTCTTTAAATTCTTGCTGATTTTCATGCCTTGTACTTGCTCTAATTTAACTAGCGGCTGTTTATACATAGCAATGATGTCTGCTTCATCCTTTTCATTGATGATACCAAACTGTTTACCCAATACCAAAGGTGCATTACGTTGACCCATTTTGACCACAGTTTCAACTATTTTTAATACTTCTTGTTGTTTTTTTCCGCTTATATTTTTAGCTTCCCTACTGAGATCCAACAGGTTCTTTGCGCTGGCTTGTGCTCCTGCGGCTGCTTTGCTACTTACTTTAATTGTAGAACCACTGCGACTAGTTATAATACTGTCGCTTAGACCTTCAGTTTTATCTGTACCAAAACTAATTAGGGTTTTCTTAAATCCAGTTTGCCCCATGAATACTGTGGCAGCTTCTTCAGCATTACCTTCCGCAGTGCCAGCTAAGAGACTGATAGGATGTAATAATTCACAAAAATAGTTAGTAAATGCACTGAAACTTATGTCTTTGGGAGCAGGTATAGTTATTGGGAATGGACTTCCAGCAGCTATCATCTGTGCTACCTTAGTTAAAGGACTAGCAGGCCCAAACTTTTCAGATATCTGATTTACAATATCTTTGGGTGTTAAATCACTGGCTTTGGTCAAAATATCCTGGGGCATTAATCCAGCCTGACTCTTAGCAGCTACCCTACTGTTATATCTATACCCTGGGATACCTGTTTGGTTATCCCATAAATTCTGTGTGGGATCTGGGTTTACACTTTGGAATGGTTTAATGAAGATTAATTTTTGTCTATCAGGGGTGGAAAAAGTAGCCACACCAAAAGCTAGATCATTGCTTTTAAATTTGCCTACGACATTTACTGTAGCGTTACCAAAGCTTTTGCTTATTTTTTGTAGAGCTGAAGCGGTAGCTTCTGGGCTGGCAAAGGTTTGCGCATTATCTGGATAAAATTCCACTGAATCCACGTAAATTTTGTCATCAGCGTTAGTGGTACTAACGAATTCTTCCCCAGGTTTCCTAGCACCTAATCCACGACTTTCCACTAGCCTATTATCAATTATGTTTAGAAGATCCCTCATGCCCTGCCTTTGGTTATTATACCATATTTATTGTTTTATTTAGAAACTCATTGTATAATAGTTTTTTTATGCTGTATTGCAGCATAAATAAAATTACAAACAATGTACCGCACTTAAATTTTGTATAGGAGTATTAAAAATGTTGACCCAAATTAAAAATCGTATTCTCTCAGCCATTCATCAACTTCAAACCGTTCGTAATGCAATGCAGGTTTGGAACTACACTCACAGCGTAGAAAAAGTCCGTAAGGCAATGGCCAAAGCCTAATTACTTACGTTCTATATCTTCTTCAATACATGCATTTCCGTATTGAATTTCGATTACTTTAAGCGGAATGTCAGTGGTATTACACAGTTGATGCCACTGCATTTTGTCAATATGAATGTGGTCAAATTGTTCAAATCTTCCCAATAATTCCATATCAGTGCTACGATTTATACTATAAACATCAGCAGTGCCTTCAGCTACGAACCAATGCTCTGAACGATCTTTATGCCGTTGCATACTAAGACGTTGCCCTGGTTGAACTGTAAGTTCTTTGACTTTTACATTGTTGTTAGGTTCGTGCAATACACGATAATATCCCCAGTTTCTATCAGTTTTAGGTGATTTCCATTCTTCTAAAATCCAGCTAGAGCTATTGGCCTTATCTTCCCCACCAATACCAAACACAAACTCTACATCGTCAAATACCATTTCAGGTATATTTTGTTTGGTGCGATCTCCGCCATTTGCAAATACAATTTGACAATTTGGGTATAGTTCCTTGCATTTACGTATTGCATCTATGCTGCTGCCATCACTATCATCATAGTCAATAATGGTATCATCCACCATATAAAGGTTTTGTATGATATTCATACGTTCTAATACAGGCATAAAAGGCCTACCTTTTTTACGGGTAAGCCAAGCATCTGAATTCACAGCAACCACTAATTTTTCACCTAATTTCTTAGCGGATTCAAATAATTTTATGTGTCCGCTGTGTACTGGATCAAAGCCACCAGAAACCAAAACAACTCTTTGAATTTTTTTCATAATGTTATATCCTCCATACCTGCCACACGGAGCCTTGTGATATTGTTTAATGAAAAGCCTTTGCCTTCTAAACCTTTCATAAGTCCCAACCATTTATTGCGCAACAATGCTACTTCGTTGATTAGTGTTTCATAATCAACGACCTCATCCTCGCCATCAACATATTTTTCAGCATCTCTTGCTGTTAGAGCTCGTGCATAGGTCTCTAAGTATTTCTTAAAGTGATTTCTACGTATTCTACGTAGTTGAATGTTCATATAATTTAAAACAGCTTCAATTTCTTGAAGCTGATTAAATCTATGTTCAGTAACGCCAGGAAGGTCAGCTATGTTTTTTTCAAAGTGACCTTTTATTCCACATTCTTTTCTAGCTTGCGCTAGTTCACCTTCGTAATATGCAATAAAATCTGGCAAATTACCTATGTCTTGAACTACTTTGCTGTACCACATTAGTATTGATCGTCATCGTCAGAGTCATCGTCAGAGTCCACAGCATCACCAATGTATTCCTCATAGCTTCGTTTAGTGTAAGCATCACAGTCCGCAAAAGTATTGAGGTTTTCATCGTTTAGGCTGTCCACAAGAATACTCATAAGGTGGTCACTGGCCTCTTGCCTATCTTTGGTAGGAATATATTGTTTTAAAGTAATATATACTTCGCTCAGTAGTTCTACATCAACGCTCATAGCAGTTATCCTTTATCTTGCTCAGCGGGTTCAACAATTTTCCTATGTGGATTCTTTTGAAAATCTTCCATAACCTTGTCCAAAGAATTATCCTCATTACGTTCCCACGCTTTGCGGAATTGTTTGATTGTTGTTCCATCTGACAAAGTGTATTTAAGACTATTACCTTCTTTTGTTAATAATCCTTTGGCTTCCATCATATCAACTAAACCACTATAAGGATTCATCCCCTGCTCATAAGGAATCTTAATTTGAACATTTTCAAAAGGCTTAGCATAACGAGTTTTCATAATCTTGCAGGCTGCTCGAATTCCACGAACTTCTGAAATCTTATTACCTTCTTCATCTTCCTTAAGTTTTAGCTTTTTCATAGCTACCACAATACTGCTGGCATAGATAAAGCCCTGCCCACCACTGATTTTGTCATCGGGATCAAACATGTCTTGGCTAGCATAGGTATGATTTGTAGCAACCAAACCTAAATTTAAACTACCAAACATGTTTACGCAATTGCGAACCAATGCTGTCAGTGCTTTGGGTTTACGCCCCATATCACCCTTCATGTCACCAGCTTCAAATTGGTTTACATCAGTGGGTGTCAACATCATACCCAAACTGTCCAATACAAACAAAACTTTGGGTCTGTCTGCTTCTGGCAGTGTTTTATATTCTTTGACAAACTCTGAAATCATTTTAGCTACATCATCAATCATAGCCATATTGAGTTTTAGAAGTTTATCTTCGCTGGTGTCCACGCCTAATGCATGTAACCAAGCTTCATCCAATGCATTTTCTGTATCAATTAGAATACAGTAGATACCCTGTTCTTGTGCATGACGAATTAGATTACCGGAACAAATAAAGCTTTTGCCGGCACCAGATTCACCAGCAAACACAGTAACTTTGCCCAAAGGTACACCTTTTTTAAAGTCACCGCTAATCAAATAATTTAATGTATAATTGCCTGTGCTGATCCAATCTGTTGGATCTGTAAAACCAACACTGATACCATCAATGCTTTTGGTTATACTTTTACGAAATTTAGAGATATCAAACGGCCTGTTCATGTTTTCTTTCCTTTTCTGTTAAGTTGTGCTAATCTTCTTGCTTCTGACCATGGCTTTCCCTTACAGCCACCCCATCGCTTCTTACGGTCTTCGGCTGTCATAGTTAGTAACTGAGTCTTTTGTATTTCACTTATACGTTTCTTTATTTCATCAGAGTGGTGATAATTTCTTTGTGCCTGAGATACTTTCATTTTAGCCTTCGTCTCTTCTGTATGCTTTAGACCCAGGTGCCCATTTGAATTAAACTTTCCCTTTTTCGTTTGTTGCATTTTTTTAATTCTTAGAGCCTTTGATTCTGCGGTTTCACTATAAGTTGTTAAAACTACAGAACCAGTGTCGGGGTCTACATATCGGCGATTTAACCGTAACGAATTTCCTTTATTTTCTCTTATGCACAGTTGCTCATACCAGAAACAAACTTCATACTCTGTATGTCTAAATAAGATCTTAACATCAAACGAATCCTTGCCGTATAGACCTATTAACTCCTTCACTCTCTTTGACGACGTATAATAATGAATCCACAAATCCTTTTCGGGTGCTCGTTTCAACCTGACATTCGCCGCCCTAGAACCATAATAAAACTGACCTGTTACTCTATTTTTGATAAGATAAACATATGACTGATGCATAACTTTTCCAATAAGTTGCATAGATTATTTATGCTGTCGAATGGTCGTGCCATGATAATTTCCCCATAAAAAGATAATGGGTGGGTAATTTCTTACCCACCCTCTGTGACTATTACTGCTTTTGACGATTGCGAATCATTGCCAAAATATCTTCTGCTCTCTGTCCTGCAGGTTTAGCTGCGGGAGTTTGAACAGGTGCAGTTGATTCCGCTTCATCTGTATCAAACGGTGCTTCATCTTCCTCAACCTTAGCTGCTGGAGTTGCTACAGCTTTGGCAGCAGGCTTGCTGGCTGCAGGAGCCGGATTACTAGCTGGTGCTGTGTTAATGTTCAAACCATTGGGTTTGAAGTAAGCACCCCAACGTTCCATATCAAATGGTTCCCCATTGACGGAAGCTTCAAACATTTCTTTAATGATTTTCAGCTCAGTATCATTGGGTTTCTTTGGAAGGAAATCACTGAGATTATACAGCCCATAAAGCTCAATAGCTTTAAGTTCATCTGAGGTCAATGCACTTTCTTTCCTAGCCCAAGTGCTGGTGCTGTAATCTGAATAACCACCCTTGCTGGTTTTCTTGATATTGAAATCAAGACCACCTTGATAGTCAATGGGCAGATTTTCCAGTTCAGGATCCATCAACGCATTCTTAACAAGATTAAAAATCTGTGGGCTGATTACAAACCTACGAATTGGATTCTCTGGGGTCTTGTCGTCGGACATGGGGTTGTCACGAACAAAGCCTTGGAAAAGATAACTTTTCTTTTTCCAATATTTACGACCCATTTCCTCCAAACTCTTGTCTTTAAACCAAGTACGAACCTCTGCAAGAATTGGGCATGCTTCGCCCCACATCTCAACACAGGGTACTTGAACAAAAGTTGGTTTGCTTTCTGCTTGCCCTTTGATGCCTGCGAATGGCAGTTTAATCATCAAACGTTCAACCCAAAAGAAAGTGTTGTTTGTATTTGCGTCTGGGAGGAATCTTACACGGGCTGTGGTGTTTTCTGCGATGTTCCAATGCGGATAAATTCCGTTATCGCCACCATTTGAATTGCTGCTGCGGTTGTCTTGTTGCTGAAGTTTTGCACGAATTTCTGCTAATGAAGTTGCCATAATGTTCTCCTATAAGATGGTCTTAGTATGCCTAGATACATTATACACCTTGTATAACGTAACAATTTTATTTATGTCTGAGACAGGAAAAGTAAAATTTTTCTTTAGCACCCACTTAGTATAGTGAGTCTATGCAGGGATATCAACTTATTTGGTTAAACCCGCCAAAACTTTTATAAAACTGATATCTTCGTGAACACCTTTACCAGCCGGTGCTTCGTATTCCCAACCGGTACTACCATACTTTGTACCGTTGCCGTAACCATAATTGAAAACACCAAACTTAATCTTGTTCCAATCAATATCGGCCTGTGCCATTATATCTTTGGCGCGGCTTACTTCTTGTTTGCTTTCTAACCAATATGTGCCATTTAAAAATTTGAAATTAAAACCGTTGTGTGATAATAATTCTCTAACTGATTCGTTCTCAGCATCACCATCCAAATCATTTTCTCTTTCGCCGGTTGCATCACTGAAACTTAGAGGACTGGCTTCGCCGTCTACATTAACATCGTTTTCGTTATGGTCCTCAGTTACTTCATTGGCCCAACTTTCAAACTCCTCTGCCACAGAGTCTTGGCGAGTTTTATATGCCTTTGCTACTATGGGTAGTGCATCCATTAAACGTTCATCAAATACTTTACGTGTAAATCTTTCTTTTAATGCATCAATATCAACTTCATTTTCTGTTAATGCATCAGGTTGCCATAATTCCTTGTATTGTTGATATCCTTTTTGACCACGCATAGTAAAGAGGTCTCTATGTAATGCACCATAGTGATCAATTGCTGCTTCAACCATTGCTGAAGTTTCTGCATCTTCAAATGTTTTACCGCGCATATTTCTAACAAATATTCTGAGATCAGACATCTCTTTGATAATTTTACCAATATGCTGTCCAAACTCATCCAAAATAGTGCCACCATTTTTTACATGGCGAGCATAGGCACGTGCACCGTTTACAGTGGTACCTTCTGGTAATAGATATCTTTCGCCACTACCAGTTTCAATAAAAATCTTTTGTATGTTTCTGCTACGACTACCAACTTGTTCTTCCTGTACAGGTTTACTGTGACGTACAATTATTCTTACATTTTCTAATTGTTGATAGCTGCTACGACTTGTGCCGTATAGTTGGCTTTCATTTACTGCTTTGCCCACATCACTGGTATCGACTAGTTTAGAATCCTTACTGAGTTGAATCATATCACGTAGCTGCATTTTATCTTTAGTAAAGTTTACTAGATCAAATTTGAATCTATGTGGGTTAGCGATTTTCATTCGCAGGTTTTTTAGGAATCCATACCAACGATCTCTTTCAGTGTCATCCATTTTATCAGTAATAGACTGGTCAGTAAAGACCTTCATTACCTTATTAGGAAATATACCTATGGTTATCACTGCATAGTCTTTGCCTTGATCTCTATAAGCAAATTCAAAAAATCTAGCATTCTTTGGTACCACAGTGCTTTGCCACTTTTCATCTCGCATTTCCACTGTGAATGAATCTGCTAATAAATCATGTAAATCTTCGGCTAATTTTTCAATGTCGTTCATAGTATAGTATTTAGTTTATAACATAATAAAGGGCATTGGCATAATCAGTTCTTCGCCATTATCGCTTAGTTTTTCGTCCAAGGAAGGATCAAATTCCTTTAAAAACACTACCATTCTTACGGCTAGCAGCATACTCATTACAAGGTCATCAGTTTCACCTATTTTAGCAGCAAAACTATTACCTGATGCTACGAATGTTTTAAGTTCACTGATCAGAGACTTGCTAGCGATATGTATTTTTCTAGTTTCAACTAACTGTTTAAATTTAGCACATGCAGCTAATTTGCTTTTTTGTGTGGTTAAAAACCCTTTTCTAAAGCGTCTTACATGCCCTTTACGTGCTGGTTCACTGAGGAAAATGCCTTTTATATTTTCCTCACCATACTCGTCAATTGCTATCAATGCTGCTTCACCTAAGGTATTATTCTCTACGCTGTAATAGATGTCATTGATGCTATCAATTTCTTCAAATATGTATTTGGTAATTTCTGACAGGATTTTTGCCTGTTGCTGCACAGGAGTTTTATTGTGTTGCCATTCAGCTATTTGTTTCATTTCTGGTAATTCTAATACCTGTATAGCTGCTGGATCTCCACCAGTACCTAAACTTGGATCTAGTGCTACCAAGTAAACACTACCTTTTTTAGGTTTACCGTACCAACGTACCTGCCCTTGTTTGCTGACAGGATCTATGCCTGCCATTTCTGTTAAATGAATAGGATTAATTAATGTTTCATCATAGATAATGAATTCGCATTCCATTTCACGACGGAAACGTTCTTCACCTAATTGAGCTCTTTGTTCAGCCGCCCATTTTTCATCTCTATCAGGATGTTCATACCAATAACTACGGAAGGCTTTAAATCCATTTACGCCTATATCAGTTTCATTTCCATATGCATCTAAACATTTATTGGCCTGACGCCATATAGAAGCAAATTGATCCTCGTCACTGCTAGGGGTTGATGTAATAATACATTTACCACCTGTTGCTAGTGTCGGGCTAATTGAGGTCCAAAATTCTTTAGCAATAGTAGGTCTAACGAAGGCAAACTCGTCAGCATATAATAGTGATATACTCATACCACGACCAGTGTTTTCTGTAGTGGTTGTACTGATAATACGTGATCCATTATCAAAGTCAATGCTGCCTTTATTATAGCTAGTAACACCTGCTCTAATAAAGTTTGGCACAGATTCATAAGCATAGCGGACACGCTGCATAATTTCTTGCGATCCACCAAATTTATGTGCGGCTACTAATATAGTGCTGTCAGGTATAAACATCGCATACCAAAGTAGATATCCAGCGGCCGTAGTTGATTTACCTGTTTGTCTAGGCATTAAACTTATACTAAATCTATAATTGTGATAGGTATGAACCAATCTTTTTTGATAATCAAAAGGATGGTATTTCATTCTACCTTTGGTTGGATGTTGGATATAAAAGTAGTTTGATAGAAAGTATTCTGGTCCAGTGACTGGATCAGCGCATTTAGCTATTTCCCTAATCTGTTGTTCAGTATAAGTTTCTTTAGTATTAGGTTTTTTAATTAATACTGTTTCTAAGGTCTTAGCCATAGTTTACTTTTTAATAGGTTTTTCGCCGGTCATATAAGGCAAACTGAACCAGAGTTTAAACCATTCTTCTGTGCCAGGTTTAATATTATGTTTGCGCATAAGTTCAGCTTTTTCATTGGCTGTTTTTGAAATATTTGACCCTTCATTAAAATATTTGTTATATTTTTGAGGATCATTAATTCCTGCCAACACTTTTATGTTGGCTAAATCATCTTCATCCAAAACACAGTCCGGCAACAAAGCATCCTGTGTTGGTATAAAGTCTGCGCGAGTAATTCTACGTTGTGTCATTTCTTTTTAATTGGCCCCTGAGGCTTTAATGGACTTACGTTGTTAACGTCTTTGGCTTCTTCGCTTTCGTCAGTGCTTATTTGTTTGGCACCATTACTCCATGGTTTTCCAATTAATTTTAATGCCAAAAGTAAAGTTTCTTCATCAGCATCTGTATAGTTGGCTACAATCATATTCTCACCAAACTCACTTGCTGAATCAAATTCTTGTTGATTTGCAGTGCGGGCTGCTGCCATAGCTAGACCCATACGATATTGCATATAGAAATCTTGATTCTGTAATGACGGTAGTATATATGTTTTTCTTAATGTATGTTTTGTGCCGGTGGTAATACTGCCAGTACCACTATATGCTTCGTTAATTACTTCTTTTATCTTCATGGAGATTAAACTCCATATTTGTTACGTTTACGTTTAGCGACAGGACTAACTTTATTAATAATATCTATCTCCTGTGCATGCCATGGTCCCGGATTTTCATTGGTCCAATGACTACCAATTATAGAATATGCTTGTTGTAACATTTTTTCTTCGTGCGGTGTCATTGGGGCGGAAACATTATTTCTACCCGCCCAAGATTCAGAATCTATCGGTACCTCGCAGGGATTCACGCCATCACAGCCAGCTACTGCCATCATAACGCGATTTAATTCATAGGTCCTATCTGCAAAATTTTCGTCTCTGAATTTATGCAGGCCCATAGCAGCACGTCGGTATCTTTTTGGCACATTACCAACTTTATCTTCTATTATAACTTCTTTAATTTTCATATCACCAGGCTCTGCAGGACCAGTAACGTGCTTTCCAACGAGGACCGGGGTTAGCACAATTATGACGTGCCCTAAAACTCTTACGACGCTTTGGATTACTTTTCTTAATACGCATCTTCTTGTCACCAAAGTTCACTTTCACTACATTGCCTTTGGGACCTTTTACGTAAACCTTGCTTTTAGCTACATCACCTTTCATTGGCTTGCCAAGAGGAACTTCACGTCCTCGGTATTTGGCTTCTCTCATACCAAATGCTTCGGGTGGATTATCACGTAGCATCTGCTCAACATGTTTGACCCAACCACTAACATCGCTAGAACCAATTTCTTCTACATCGCCAACAAAATCAGCTACTTCATCCACAGCAGCCAATAGACGATCAGGTCCATATTTCAACAAATCTTGCCGTTGATTCATTATTCTACGTATAATGGATTGGGCTACAGGATTGTCTTCATCAACATTTTCTGACAGATCTTCCGTTACTGCCTCAAACAAAGCGCCGCTAAGATGTAAAAGAGTAATAGCTTTATCATCAGCTTCTACAATGACACCATCACCTGTAAAGCCAACAATGGATGATTCAACTACTAAATCACCAACTTCAATACTGAAGCCGTCACCTACTTCTGGTGACTCATTTATGATAATGTCATTAATTTTCATTTTTTGGTTTCTTTCTTTATGCTGTTATAATCTCTAAGTAGATTCAACCCCATATTTTCTAAGCTGTCAATTTCTTCCTTTACTTTTTTAACAGCCATTGGGTTATCGCTGAAACGTGCGCTGCCATCTGGATCCATATCTTTTTCCTCACCAGCAACATCACCGTCGCCACCTTTGGTTTGTGCTTGGATTGGCAACACAGTTTCATCTGGTGTAGTGCTAGCTTCATAACGTGAATCTTTTTCTTCATCTACGGCCTGCACGGTTACAGGAGTAGCTTGTGCTTGCATACCAGACAATGTCAGCATCTGCATCAAATCATCAGCTGCCTGTCCAGTGGCGTTAATGTTAACGCTCTTTTCTCCCATGCTGCTCATAGTAGTGGTTACGTCCATACGGCTCTGCTGTTGGCTGCTTTGACCTGATATTGGACTCATATCACCACATTCAGCTAATCCTGCCAAACGTTTCATTTCATTGATACCATCATCCTCTTTAACAGGATATTCCTTACCACCAACTGTGATTTTTTCACCTGGTTGAATGCCGTCTTTTTTCGCATCTACTACCGCTTTGCTGAATGCGTTGCCTTCTTCCATATCATCCTCACCCATATAATCTTCTGGACGACGATCACCTACATAAGGAAACAATTCATCTAGTTTATTATTGATCCACTCGTAAGGATCACCATCTCTAGCTTGTGCTGTACCGTATGGCATCTTGTCCATATAATATGACATTAATTGATCCATAATTGCTTCGCTAGGACCTTGTCCTTGTTCTAACTGTGCTATCAACTCATCATAAGTATCGTCGCCTAGATGTTTCTTAAGTTGATGTTGTTCGTATCCCAAAGCTGATTTTTCAACTTCAGGATCCATAGCTTCATTAACCATTCTGTCAATCTTTGAAGTTGATTCTTTCATTTTGTGTACTGCGCTAGGTTTAGCTTTGGCTTTAGGTTTCTCACCACCACCCATGGCTTTTGATAATGCGTCTGGGCTATATTTGGCCACATGTCCCGTAATGTCAGAACCTTTCTTTGGACGACCACGTCCTTTTTTCTTAGCTGGTTCTGCTTTTTTGCCATCGTCCTCGTCATCATCACCTTGATATTCAGTACCATACTTGCCCTTATGTACACGAACTTCTTCAGCCATTTTCTTTTTCTTAGCATCTTTTGCTGCTTTTTTCATTGGCTCTTTTTTGTTGCCATCTTTGTCAAGATCTAGAAAGTCTGGACGTTTGCCTTCTTCTATGCCTTGTTCCTTAAGGTTGTAGTCGGGGCCCGATGCAGTACCACCAACATGTTGAGCCATTTGTCGCATTCCAGCTGTGTTTATTGTTTGGGTTCTCTTTAGTCTATTTGGATATTTTTTTGCGAACGCTATTAACTGACGGGCTGTATTTTCATCGTATGTTTCTACACTACTTGCGTCAGGATCAACTTCTGCCCCGTTCATATTGGCAATTTGATCAATCAATGTATCATCTAAGATAGCAAATGTATGTTTCATAAGGCCGTCTTCCGCCATACTTTGCTTATTTTTTTGTAGATAGAAATAGGCCTTTAGTATTGCTTTTGGTCTAAAAATTTCTTCATAAAAACCAGGAGAAATTTCCTTAGCACGCTCTTTGGCAATCATCAATATTTTTTGGACATCTTTTTTAGTCAAATTTGGATTTTTTTCTAAAACATAATCTGCGTATATTTTTGACATATAATCTTGGGTCACATCATAATCCTCAGATCCTTCCGCCACACCTTGCGGACCTTTAATTGCTTGCAATAAGGCACGAGCCACAACACGGTCTTTTTCCTGCTCATCATTGTCTAATTGAGCATAGTTTATTTTCATCAACTTAGCTCTTTGCTGTAACTTTGCATCGAGTTTGCCTGCTTGACGTAGTTTTTCTGTATCATCAAATTGATCTGGATTTGCGACAAATTTTTGTGCGGTAACATTCCACCCTTTGTGAATAGCATCAGCTATTTGCTCGATATCTGTTACACCAGAATCAATCATTTTCTTGGCGTAGGTAGCTGACATCATATTAGCCTGCCAACCAAACGTATTACCAGGACTGCTACGACCGTATCCGTAGGCCTTGTCTAATGCTTCGTCACTGATAGTGGCCAATTGTTGGATAGATAAATTGGTATCTTCAGCTATTTTCTTTTTCTTTTTCTTGGCATCTTTGGCAGCGTTGGATATTGTTTCTTTTGTGTTATTATCATTATCTACATCTGGATAGTCTGGGCGTTTGCCTTCTTCTATACCTTCGCCATAATAAGTTGAACTAATTGAATGCCTGAAATCAACTTTACCAGTCATCGGGTCATATTGGTGTGAATTAGTGTCACCATAATCATATTCGTGTTGTATGAAGTAGCCATTGTTTGGTGTTTTGCTAAATGTTATTTTGCCATCACCATACATTTTTTTCATCTGTGCTCTGGCAATTTCTTTTGGTCTAGATGATTTGGGTGTTGCCTCCAATTCTGGACGTTTGCCTTCCGACACACCTTGTTCATCAATCTTCTTAGCAATTTTATGTGCTTTCTTAATAGTACTTTTCTTTAAAGGTGGTTTATCACCAGTAGACTTCATTGCCTGTGCCATACCAATAGCATATGGATTTTTGGCTTGCTTCTTTTCGCTCAGTGTTTTTGTTTCATCAAGCTTTTTAGCTAAAACCTGCTCCATACTTTCTTGCAGTTGAGTCTTAGCTACGGGTTTAGTTTCCACCTTAGCAGGCTCTTGTGCTACTTTGTTAAAACTGGCTAAAATTTTATAAATGTCGTTCATGATATTACCTTCCGTTACCTGCTGGCATCTTTTTTGCTACTGGAATTTTATTTTGATGTGTACCAATTGGACTCATGTTGCCCATTGGTAACTCATTGGTTGTTTTGGCTTGTTTGGTATCACCACCTGCTGTCTCAGGATATTGATACTTGCGAGTTTCCTCCAGTTCTTTAATCAAACTAGGAATACGTGCATCACCAACTAGATCCTTATCTGCTGGTTCTGCTTTCATAACATCATCCAACAATACTGGCTCACCGTCTTGATTACTTTGTTCTTTACCATCCAATGCTGCTTCATATGGACTATGTGTTGGAGTTACCTTTACACAAGCTTGATTTAAACAGCATCCTTCTGCTACTAATAAACGAACCTGCTCGTCATTGCAGGGATAGTGAAGTACAACATCAATTATATTAATTTCAACTGGACCCATGTTTGGAAACTGTGGACTTTCCTGTATTGGTAAACGTTTTGGCTTGCTTAGACTGTCTACCTTGTACATTTCTAGCACAATTTTCATCTTATCCAGCATCTCACTGGTTACTTCACCAGCGATTCTTATTCTAAAGTCAAAGGTTCTGTGACTCTCTGTAAGGTATTTTTTAAAGGTTTTCATAACTAATCCTATTATGTTATATTTAGCAATTTTTGATATTTTACCTAGGCTTATTTAGGATTTGCGCTAGTAAAGCATTGCGATCCAATACGTGTCCTTCGCCTTCTATAGGCGTGTCAGAACCTGCACCATCCTGCCTCATTTGGTGGTCTAAACGCATCTTTTTTAACTGTAGATCTACCATGCGCAGTTTTTTATCCAACTTTGCTTGTTTCGCACTAATGGCATGCCCTAATAATACCCCTGCGGTTTGAAACACAGTACCGCTAAATCTAGCTTCCATATTCATGCCCAAATCCATTAAATCATTGAACTTATCTTTAGCTAGGGTAGCCAATTCATCCAACTCGGTATCACTGGCGTCTAAATCACGTACTCTAGGCAGTGCTTCATCAATCTTATCTATAGTTTTATCTATATCTTTAAAAACCTGTTGTTGATCTGCTAGTGCAGTTTGGGCTTCTGCAGGGGTTACATCTTCTGGCAAATTCTCAGGTAGGTTAAATAATTCAGTTAGTTTTTTCGTCATAGTATATTATTTAACGTTTTTTGCCTTGATGAAATATTTGATCCTCGCTAACCACTCTAAAAGTAAGCCCGTTTGCTGCACAGTATTTCCTAGCTGCTTCCCATTTATACATATTTAGAGCCACCATTGCTTTATCCCTAGTAGACTTAGCTGCCTCTAACATAGTTTCTTTTTTGGGTTTGACTTCAACTACCTCTGCGTGCCTAACACCATTCTTATCTTCATAAATTATAAGAAAGTCTGGCACATAGATAGTATTTTTGTTGGTAAAGGGGTTTCTATAGTTGATGTGTATTGCTTCACTAGCCCATTGTAATATAGCTGGATTGTTATCTAAAAAAGTACAGAAGACATGTTCCCAAGAGGATCTATAATGAGGTGGTTTCTTGCCGATATACTTTTGCGGATTTTTAACTTGATATATTCCGTTGGCATACTTACTCATTATACTCTCACGCCAAAATAGTTCTAGATACGTAGAGATTAGATCTAGGAGTAGTTTTTATGGCCAGCAAGCTAGTGTTAATTCTACTAGTATTCAAATATAAGGTAAGCACAGCATTTAACTGGCCGTTGGGCAAGTTTTGAAACTCACTTAACACTGTCATTGGATCTTCCCGTTGTGCCTGTGCCGTATCAATAACTGCTTGTGCTAAAAGTTTAGCACTACTAGTATTACCTGTTTGTTGTTCAAAAAAACTAACTATAGCATCGTTAGTATTTTGACTAACCGTAAATGGCTCTGTAAAAAAGTTATTAAAATACCTTGTAGTTTGTGTGGTCCCACTGGTATAAAAATTACTAGGTTGTTCTGGATTATAGATTGGGTTGACCATACCGTACCTTACCTTATTTTTGATTTATTCCAGCTGCTGGGTTGTTCAATGCTGTAATTGGATTACCTTTTGCGTCTGTGGATCTTAGTCCTGGCTGCATAGGTGCAGCTCCTAATTTTTCACCTTGGCTTGCTGAATACCATTGTGTATATGGATTTGTAATAGGACCTTTAACAATATTTTGAACTTCTCCGGTTGCTGACGTTGTAACTACTGTTCCATCCTTATAAGTATAGACTATGTCACCGTTGAGTTGACTTGTCTTACTTATTACGTTTTGTTGCGGATATCTAGGATTATATCCACCAGTTCCAACCCAAGTGCCTACAACATTCTGAATACTTCCAGTTACACTATTAACACCTTGCAGTATTGTTCCAGTAGTTGGATTCCTAATAGGTTGTAGGCCTCCCGGAGCGACATAGTTAGCAATATTTTTTGTTGCTGCACTATCAAATGCTGATCCTATCTGCGCATTAACCACACTACCACCACCAATGGTGGTAGAGCCTCTACTAACTGATGGAACTAGTCCTGCACCTCGATTTACAACACGAACATTTACCTTATTAAGAACTGTAATTTGACCAGTTTCAAGGTTGTTATAAAGCTGTGTTTGTGTTGGAAGTGTAATGGCACCCGATGCTGCTAAATCTCTTGTACTAGTAGGATTCACATTAGTATTTTGAGGAGGTAAAATATAATTTTCATTATTTTTTGGAGTTGGTGCACTTGAAGATCCTGGATAAATTTGTAGAATTTGATTTTGATTATTTCGAATCACTACCGTTCCATCTGCATAAGTTATAGTTCTTATCGCAGGACTTGCAAAACTAAACGAATCTGAAATAATATTATTTTCAGCATAGTTTGAATCATACCCGTAGTCATATCCGCCATCAGAATTAAATGTATTATCATTAATAATAGGATCATAACTAAATCCGTCAATCGATCCAACCTGTGTATTATCTAAACTAAACTCTTCTGATTGGCCAAAATCTTGATAAGAATAAACAGATACTTCACCAGTTATGGGTTGTCCAGTTTCTGAATCAATTGTGATACCGTCAGATGGGGTAGTAGTTTGAAATATCTTAGTTACTTCCGCATTTACTTGGTTAACTGCATTATCAATTCCTGTGTTTACGGTTGATGTAAATTCTTCAATTCTTGTTGTTACGGGGTTAACAATGTTCCTATCTATGTATTGATTAACAGTATTTACACCTCTATTCCAAAGATTGTCAACTGCAGAATTAACTGCTGCAACAGGTGCTCTGACTATAGCCTGACCAGCTGCCTGCAATGTTCCACCCAAAGTTACTGCATTAGTATTCACTGGATATGGGTAAGGAGATGCTCCTGAAGTTAACGCTCCACTAATAGTTCTATCTTCAACTGGCGCTGGTAATTGTGATGATCCATATGGTCCACCATATCCTGGTGTTCCGCTTAAAGTAGGCGCAAATACACTTTTTAGTGTACTATTAATTACACCGTCTAAAACTTTTGCACCAACTTGTCCTAATGCTACGCCAGCGACACTTTTAAAGTTAACATTTTTTAAATTTTGAAAAGTCCTATAAACGTCTAAAGCTTGACTTGTTAGACCTTTACCACTTCCTGTGTTATCAGGTCTTGCAAGATCTCTAGCACCCCCCGCTAATGTTCCGATTATTCCAGCATCAGTATAAATGTTAGTAACACTCTTGCTGATTGGACTTGGAAAATTATCATAATTAATGGTACCAAACCCCGGCATTTCTGTTACATTTATAAACCCTGTTTTATATTTTACAGTTTCATATGCCACAGTCATGGTAGCATCAACTATGCCGCTGCTATTAGATGAGTCTAGTTCGCCGTGTCTCCAATTTGTAATTGTTGGATTAATTAATTCATATTCTGTGAATCTTTTATTATGTAAAGAAAATATCTGTATTGATCTTAAAAATGGAATAAGACTTTGCATTCTAGGGGTATATCCCCATTTGTTTCTTAATCTATTTTCATATTTGTGTGGCACACCATATAATTGTTCAGTATAATCACTGTCCCTAAAGTAATATGTATAATAATCATTCCAAAAATTTGTTACAATGTCTGCTGCATCATCATGGAATGTTACTGATATTGGATCATAATTTATTTTATTAGTAACAATATTTTTTCTATTATATGCGTTGTATGTTTTCGTATCAATATTGAACTTTGGCATATCAACACGTTTGGCCAATATACCTGTTTGATATTGTTCTAATAAACTTTGACTGCTAATGCTATTACCGCCAAAACTAGCCAACAAACTAGTTAAAGCACTCTCATTAATATTGATGCAAACATAATATAGAAATGATTGTTTAGGTGCAAGTCTAAATGTATCTGCAATGAATAATTTAGTGGCGTGGGTATAATAATGAGTATATACTCCAGGCGTTAATGGTTTTAAATCAGCGTTGTATAATGAGGCCATACATATATTTATATGAATAAAAAAGCCCACAATTGTGGGCT